CGTATAATTTGGCGAATAACGCCTACGCCAGCAACCCCGCATGGTATATCGACGGCGACAACAAGAACGGCGAGAGCGCATTGGCAGGCAAACAATTCTTCTCGTCCGACAGCGAGTTCCGTCCGTCCGAGTTCATGCACTTCTGTTCCAAAATGCTCGTGAAAGAACCGAAAGAAGCCGGTAAGTCCCCCTGCATGATACTGTTCTGCGAGTACGAACAGCAGTTCAAATTCATAGAGTTAGGCCGCAAATACGGGTTAAATCACTACATACCGCTGGTTTTCCGCAAGGACTTCTCGGCGCAAGTATTGAAAGCAAACATGAAGGTCGTCGGCAACTGCGAATACGGTCTTATCCTTTATCGGGACAAGTTGCCCAAATTCAACAACAACGGGAGAATGATTTTCAACTGCTTCGACTGGGTGAGGGACAACACCACGCCCAAATGCCACCCTTGCCAGAAACCTGTCCCGCTTCTCAAACGGTTGATAGAGATATTCACGGACAAGGGCGATGTTGTCATCGACCCGTGCGCAGGAAGCGGCACGACCCTGTATGCGGCAGCCTCATTGGGAAGAAAGGCATATGGTTTCGAGGTCAACAAACAGTTCTATAACGACGCAAATGAAAAGGTCTTGAAAAGAATACAAGTCAGTTTATTTCAATAAATTATAAAAATCATACAGATATGGGAGAAATAGAACTTATGAAAGGAGGAGAGCAATGATTGAACGATTAAAATGCTGTATCAACATTCTGTTTGCAAAGCAATATATCGTTTTTACGGCAGACAAATACAAGATAGGTAAGTTCGGATCAGGATATATCCGTACAACTAATAAAGCATTCTTACAAGCGGCTATTGAGGTTATAGAGGAAATAGATAGTCATCTTGTTGAAGTTAATGAGAAAAATTGATAGGTAATGAAAATAGAAGATATTGAAGATGCAGCATTAGATTGTGCCCTATTCGAAGATTATTACTATAATCCCGAATTGCAGCCTGCATATATAGATGGTTTCAAGCGTGGTACGAAATGGCGTATCGATTCAGTGTGGCATGAGGTAAGTGAAGAACCCGAAAGGAATAGAATATATCTTGCTCAACTTGGAGACTGTGCCTTTGATACCTTTTATGATTCCGAAAATTGGGTAAATTTTTCACGTGGAATTAATATACAACGTTGGGCATACATCAAAGATTTAATACCAAACATAATGAGATAATCAATATTATAACTAAAAAGGAGAATAAAAATGACACTGAATGAATATCAGAAAAAGGCACTTGAAACAGCTCAATACCGGAGAGAATATAACATAATTTACCCGACACTCGGACTGACTGGAGAAGCCGGCGAAGTATCGGATAAAGTAAAAAAGGTACTACGAGACCACAACGGAGATTTCTCAGAAAGCATAAAATGCGAATTGGCAAAGGAACTCGGCGATGTGCTTTGGTATATCGCTACCCTCTCACATGACTTAGGATATACGCTTGAAAAAATCGGAGAAATGAACTATACCAAATTAGCTTCCCGGAAACAAAGGGGTGTGATTGGCGGAAATGGAGATAACAGATAATATTATAAAGCAATCATTGAAAATGAATAAAAAGAAAATCTACATCTCCCTACCCATCACCGGCAGGGACTTCGATGAAGTGGAAAGTGAAATACTATACGTTTCGGGAGTCCTCGAAATGAAAGGATACCGTGTCGTCACACCGATAGACTTCGATGTAAACCCCGATTTGGACAAACCCTATCATGAACTTCTGGGAAACGATATAAAGGCACTAATGGAATGCGATGCGATATGCCTTTGCCCCTGTTGGGAAAAATCCAAAGGCTGCCAGTTAGAACATTTCGTGGCCCAACTATGGGATAAGGAGATAATAGAATTTGAACGATTAAAATACAGTAAGATATGGAAAGAAAAGTAGGAGAAATATTTGAGTACAACGGTGAGTGGTATCAGTGCGTGGAAGGAACAGGATGTTATAAATGTGCCTTTTATGATAAGAATATTTGCATTGCTAATAATCCGCATTGTACATGTAGAAGTGATAAAAAGAATGTCATATTCAAGAAACTTGAAAAGGTAGGAGAACCTGAAATTATAAATGGAAAGAAAGTACAGTCAATTGTAACTGGATACGTAGGCTGTGCCTTCTGTATCTTCAAAAAAGGAGGAGCATGTTTAAGTGGTGGTACATGCAAAAATAGAGGCACAAGAATCTATGTAGAAATTAAACAAAACAAAGAAGATATGGAAGAAAAGAAATTGACTTATGAGGAATTAGAACATTATTATGATTCTACTTGCGGTCTTTGGGCTATTGATAGAGACCCCAAACAAGTAACTCTTGAATGGATAGTAGAAAATGCTTTTCAATTAGGAGATACCATACCTGAAAAGGTTTGTGCAAGTAATCTTAAACCCTTTGACCTTGAAGCAGCCAAAGCTGGTAAGCCAGTCTGCACAAGAGACGGAAGAAAGGCGAGGATTATTTGCTTCGACGCAAAATGTAATAAGCCAATTGTTGCTTTAATATACGATTGTAATAAAGAAACTGTTTTGCAATATCTTGAAAATGGTAGATTTTTTGTCGACCAGATTGATAAATACGACCTCATGATGCTCCCCCAGAAGAAAGAGGGGTGGGTGAATGTATATAAATCATATAATGTAGGAAAGAAAATCCCTTTCATGGCAAGTATTTACCCGACCAAAGAGGAAGCAAAAAAATCTTCCGTAGTAGGATTTGACTATGTTGATACCGTTAAAATCGAGTGGGAGGAGTAACTATGAAACGAATCATTGAAGAAATAGAGGAATCAGTAAGGATACACGGATATGACGGGCAGCAAGGATTGGGTATGTGGCTTGATTACCTTGTCGATATGTTCGATGTGAAATACATCGTTAACGGGACATATGACAAACACTTGGAAGATAAAGCGAAGGAAGACGAACACCTGTTTAATGCCACTATATTGTGGCTTGAAATAGTAAGCAAGGGAATCGAGTCGAGCGGCTGGATAGATGTGTTCGGGAATATATACGAGGAGATGTATCAATCAAAAGGAAAATCTTCGATGCTGGGACAGTTCTTTACACCGGAAGGATTATGTACTATAATGGCAAAAATCAATGGGGGAATAAGTGGAAAGACAGGAGACCCTGCGTGCGGCTCGGGACGGACATTGCTAGCTGCATATACAGAGAATAAAAGCGGCTACTACGTCGGCGAGGACATAGACGGAATTAGCTGCAAAATGTGTGCCCTCAATTTAATGGTTCACGGGGCAAGAGGGCGGGTTATTTGCCACGACACGATTGCAAGCCCGGTGTACTTTAATTGGGGCTACGAGATTAACGAGGTACGTTACCCTATTCCCACTCCGTTTTACTCTCTCCGACTTATATCAAACGTTAGGACTGATGAAGAGATAGTTAAGATTGAAAATAAAGTTGAACAGTTAAAATTGTTTTGATATGGACATTGAAATATTGAAAGAGGAGTACAGCCGGAAGATGGAGAAGGCTCTGAGAAGGGGTGACTTCGCTCTGAAATAAAGCAAGAATTTACTTGCTAATCAGATTGATTTTAGTATATTTATATAAGTTTTAGGTTATTGTTTTAGGATATGAGCAAAGGTAAATTTAACGATGTCAAAGATGACATCATCTCCTATATAAGGGAGGGGGATTCTAATATCTTAGCCTGTAAAAAGGTTGGTATTAGCAAAGAAACATTTTATACTTGGATAAATGACAAACCTGACTTTTCTGACTCTTTAAAAAAGGCGAGAAAAGAGTTTCGTGAAACTATCGTTCAAACGTTGGAGCAATCACTTTGGAAGCGTGCTGCCGGTTATGAGATTGAAGAGTCTAAAAATGAATATAGAACTTTAAAGGACGGGAGTAAAGTACTTGTAAAGTCAAGCAAAATAACGAAGCACTTCCCTCCGGATACTGGTGCACTTATATTTGCTTTGACGAACTTAGACCCTGAAAATTGGAAAAACAGACAGGATAATAGGCTTTCTGTCGATGATGGCATAAGCGGATTTAAAATATCTGTTGTACATAAAGAAGGTACACCACCGATAGCCAACAGTGAAGATGACATCGCCGACTGACATATTCGCAACCTTGCCTTTATTTGACAGCATGATGAATAGTAACGAGCGTATCATAATTAATCAGGGTGGAACGTCTTCTGGTAAAACCTATACGATATTGCAGTTGCTAGTATATTATGCTCTCTCGTTTGTCAATAAAGTTATAACTGTTGTCGGACAAGATATACCTAACTTGAAAAAGGGAGCATATCGAGATGTCAAGACGATAATAGGTAATAGCGATTTTTGTTCTGATAAGTTCTCATTCAACGAGAGCGACAGAATTGTAAAGTGCGTTACCGGTTCCATAATAGAATTTGCTTCGTTTCAGAATGAGCAGGATGCCAAGAGTGGAAAGCGAGATTATTTGTTTGTCAATGAAGCTAATGGTATACCTTATCCTGTATATTGGCAGCTTGCCATTCGTACAAGAAAGCAGATATTTATCGATTATAACCCGACAGCTCGTTTCTGGGTACATGATAAGATAATAGGGAAGCCAGAAGCAAAGCTATTCATTACTGATCATCGACACAATACTTTTCTCTCCGAAGAGGAGCATGATAAGATAGAAGGGATTGAAGATAAGGAGCTTCACCGTGTATATGCGAGGGGGAAGACAGGAAGACTCCGAGGTATGGTTTATGACAATTATGATATTGTCGATTCTATGCCTGATAATTACAAGGGTAGATGGTTGGGTCTTGATTTTGGATATAACGATCCAACGGCATTGGTTGATGTTCGTTTATCTGGTGGCGATTTATGGATTGATGAGGTTCTATTTGAAGGGAAGGTAACCAATCCCGATATTTCGAGAGTTGTTCGACAGAATGGAATGGCGTCCATTACAATTATCGCCGATAGTGCAGAACCTAAGAGCATAGAGGAATTGAAGAGGTTCGGGCTTAGGATAGAGGGAGCGAAGAAAGGGAATGATAGTATAAGACTAGGTATTTCGGTATTGAAAAGATATAAGTGGCATGTGACAAGGCGAAGTACGAATATAAGGAAAGAGCTGGCAAATTATAAGTGGGAAGAAGGAGATGATGGAGAACCTACAAATGAGCCTATCGAATTATTCAATCACTCGCTAGATGCTATCCGCTATGTAGCCCTCAATAGATTGTTTACACCGCCACAACATAAGAAGATATTTAAACTCGGAAATATATGAAAATAGAAAAAAGAAAGACATGTACGACGGCTCATTTTTTAGCCATCATGGAATGTTTAACCGAAGAATCGGTAGAAAGTGTAAAAGGAGCTAAAAGAGTTTCTACATTCAAAGGAAAGCCGTTAAAAACAGACATAAACGGTATTATGTACGGTGAATTGTTGCAGTTAATGGAAATAAAGACGACCTCGGAAGAATTTATAAAGCCAATGCAGATTGTTGAGGGACTTACCGAGGAGGAAGTTTTGAAAGCTGATATATCTGTCACGGCTGGATATAGAAATTGGATTATAGATGAGGTTAAGAGGGTTTCCAAAATGTTTGAGGCGCTCGGTGAAACAATGAGTTATTCATCGGAGGAGATAGCCGCAGGAGTAACATCGTTGAATTTTGGCACATTCGGTATTGTCGATTCTTATGCAAAACGTATGGGAATAATAGATCATGATTATGTTCTTCAATGTGTGCCGTGGGTAGTTATCTATCAATGCATGAAGATGGATAACGAAGTAGTAGCTTATCAAAGGAGATTGCAAAAGTTAATTTACAAGAAAAAATGATGGAGGATAAGATAAGGGAGATCGTAGAGGCTATGGGCTTCTCTTTCTCAATAGGAGATATATATCATTTGAACCAGTGGATTCAACAGCCTGAAAAACTTCCTGCCGTATTGTATGTAATGCCTATCAATGGAGGAGGAGAAATAACCGTTTCGGGAATGTTAAAGAAGAATATAGAGCCTTTGTTATTCTTTCTCGACCATGAGGGAATAGATCAGGAAGGAGAAGATACGAATGCTATTATAGAGCGAATGCGTTCTGCCGTTGAGGAATTTGTTGTTCGGGTAAACGACACCAGATATTTTGAACCAATAACCGCATGGAGTTGCCATGATGTAATCAGGGATATGGCGATACAGTGTTCAGGTGTATCAGTTTCTTTGAATCTTAAAGAATTGACAGGAAAATGCGTATAAGGGAAATTCTACAAGAAGAATTGGAGTGGCTCAAAGGCAAGATTGTAGAACAGTTGAGAGCTACTGGAACAACGGTAACGGGACAGACGGCCGATAGTATCGAGGTATATATAGAAGGCAATGAAAAGGAAATCGAAGCCTATTTACTAGGGCGATCTGCATTTTCCACGGTTGAGAAAGGTAGGGCTGCGGGAGGTGTTCCATCTAATATGGTAGATATTATCAGGCAATGGATTCTTGACAAAGGAATATCGGTAAGGCAAGTTCCATACATTCGCCAACCGTCTGAGAACTGGCAACCGAAATATACGGTCGAGGAAAGAAGCCTGAATATGGCAGCGGGAGCTATAAGCCATACGATAGCCACAAAGGGTACGAAGCTATATAGGGAAGGAGGACGAGCAGACATTTACACTCCATTTATAGATGAGTTTCTTAGACGGGTAGAAGATAAGATTTATTTAGGGTATAAACTTGAAATATTAGAAAGATTATGACAAGCGAAAAAGATTATTCAACAGTACAAATGAGTAATATGGGATATTGTTTCTCTCCATTTGTAATTGATATAGAGGCAAATAGTTCTTTATTGAAAGATATAACCATTATTATTTCTTGCTCACACATTTCAAATGATTATAAAGAACGTTGGAGCGTTGATTATAAGACTAATTTAAAAAAGGATATTAGATACATATTACAGTCATTATTCGAGTATGAAGGTTTAAACCCAAACATGTATGCAGGTATGGTAGAGAATACTTCTAAACAATTTAGAATTATTGTCGATGTGCAGACATCAGACTCATTAGAGTCTCATGATATGGGTACTATTAATTTCATATATGGAGCTGTTGAGCCGTATAAAAGATATAATTCTTCAAATATTCCAATCCATGTTAAACAGTTTGTTGAATTCCCGTTTTCTGTTAATTTCTTATTGAAGGAAGGTGCACTTGTACAGACTAATTCACTTAAATTAGTAGAGTATAAAGGTGTGAACGACAACCTCGTCTGTATCTTTTTGGATAAGCCAAAAATTCCGATCGGCAAATCTTATCTTGTATATGTTGAAAACGATAAAGAAATAGTCGTTGATACAGATTCTCTTTATCCTATTATAGAGACATGGGATAGTGGTAAAACTGTATATTATGTGACAACCTATGGATGCACCGATGGTGTATATTTGATGTGGTTAAATAGATTGGGAGGAAGGAATTATTTCCTTTTCAAGAAAAAAGGAGAGACACTTAAAGTTGATGGAGAAGAATATAATAAAACACTATCTTATAAAGATAGATTAGTCGATAATTCCGTTCAGCAAAATAAGACAGCGACTCGTGTTGTCACGCTTTCTGTACCGATGGCTGATAAGAATGAATATAGTTATATAGAAGATGTTCTATATTCACCAGAGGTGTATGTTTATGACATAGATAAATATGCCTTTATAAAGGTAAATGTACAGACTGGGGATTTTGAACGGACGAGTGCTGAACTTCAAGATTTTGTTTTCAAGATTGAATTACCCGAAGAGTTAACAATAAAGATATGAAAGAGGAACTATATATCAAGGGTGAAAGTGTCGATTTGGGCGACAGTGAGATAACACTCAATTTCAAGAGCAATTTGTTAGGGGACATTTCCAAGATAACAGCCTCGAACAGTTATACGATAACCCTACCGAGGACGAATAAGAATATAAGGCTGTTGGATTTTCCCGATGTTGCCGGTCATGAGAGCTACTTGATGAGGGACTATTTCAATGCGGAGTATTACAGGAATGGGGTAAAACTGTTCGATGCAAAAGCCGTTCTTATATCGTGTAGCGAAGATGGGTTTGATGTGGCCTTGACTTGGGGAATGAGTGAGAAATTTATTCAGCTCATGAACGATGATAGGAGCATACAGGAATTTGCCGATATGGCTTTGCCGTGGAACAGCTCTACGACATACGACAACGGACTGGTTGACGGTCAACTGTCACACGGTTATATCCGTCATAATGCGGGTATAGATGTAGATTCAAATCGAGACAAGATATTTATACACCCGTCGGTCAATTGCATGAGGCTGTTGGAGGAAATAGCCTCATATTACGGTCTTGCGATGGAGTGGGGAAGTTATAAGCAATATATAGAACTGTTGTACTTGCCCCTCATCTCACAGAAAGCAAGCTCGAAGTATAATTTTTTTGAAGCGAATATTACAGGTACACTTGATAGTGATATTAAGTATGTAAAATTTACCCAAATAAATAGAGTTGATGGTATAAATATTTCTAATACAGAAACATACGGAGATGTTGTTAGAATATATGAAACATCTCTTGACTGGGAATTAGACATCCTTATTTCTACAAATAAACATAATACTCTTAATGTGGTAGAATTAGCCTTTTATTCAAATGCACAATATATTAAGAGTTTACAAATTAGCTCAAATGATATTGGATTGTGTGCTTATAAAGGAGTTATACCTTTTGATATTACAGAATATAGTAATATAACAATTAGAATACGTATAAACAATGGGGCGTTATTAGGTATTATAAAAAGTTATATAAAAATTTTTAGCGAAGATGTTCAGTCTGTATCTTATAACCAATATTACCCTATTGGTATTAACCTGCCGAATATATCGGTAGTCGATTTCATAAAGCAAATATGTTGGTTGTTCGGGTTGTTCGCCATAAAAATCGATACCGGTGTCTTTTTCATGCCTGTAAGCAAGATAATAGATAATAAAAAAAAGGCGGTCGATTGGAGTAAGAAGTTAGTCCCGACAGGGTGGACGGCCAAAGAGACTTCGTACACGTTTGGGGACTTTGCACAGAAGAACTATTTCCGTTATGAGGAGAACGAGAACGCCAAGAGTGCAGACGGCTATATGGTTGTACAAAATAAGACTCTCGACCATGAAAAAGACTTAGTGAAACTTCCTTATACTGCCGGGGGTGACAATGGGGACATGAGGGCTGTTCCATATTTCAAATGGAGTGACGACGGTACGATCGTGGAGCTTGAAGATTGCGGAGACAGGATTATGCAGCTTGTAATCTCTTTTGACA